AATAAATGTCAATCTACGAACCTAAAGGTCGCCGCATTCAACTTGAGGGGACCGAAATCAGCAGAGGATTCAAGGCACAACAAGTCTATGATCCTTCAGAATCAATGCTCAGAGAGAGCCGCCAACGTACGGCTCAATACGAAAAAGTTCTTGACCAAGTTAACCAGCAAAGCAGCCAAAATTTGGAAGCCTTGTCTGGGTTCAGCGATACCCTTAGCAAGTTCTTGATTGAACGCCAAGAAAAAGTAAATGAAGAACAAAAAAAGCTAGGCATTGCTGACATCATTAACGGTACTACCAGGATTAATCCTGATCTTTATGACACATATAAAAGGCAAAGGGGTTATCTTGAAAAGGCAAATGATGCTGCGGTCCAGACGGGCGAAGAGATAAAGCAAACTGATCCTGGGTTTGCTGAAACCTTTATTCAAAAAGATCCAGCAATCAAAGGATGGCGTGCCGTTGGACAAGCAGAGGCAATAGCCCTAAAAGCAGGTGGGCAACTTGAAGGCTTTTTTGATAGCTTTTTAAAAAGTGATGAGGGCATTTCATTTACCAACAACGAAGGTAAAGTAGAACGGTTTACGCCTCGTACGGCTCAGACCCAAGAACAACTGAGTGCCGCCTGGGAAGTCGGTATGCAGAAGTTTATCCAATCGTCAGGCATTGATCAGATTAATCCTGTTATCATTGCTGAAAAGTTAACGCCGTTTGCCACACAGGCTCGCTCTGAGATTCTTGGGCGTAGAATGCGTGAAGCTATTCAGGTGCGTGAAAACAACGAAAGAGATAGCTTAAAGGCTGAGCTATCCTCTAACGCATCAGCAATGGCAAAGGATCCAGCCAAACTGTCTTTGATTATTCAAAGAACAAATAAACGATTTACTGAACTTCGCGGTTTGGATCGTACGGCAGGCAACAAGGATACTCACGAAGCAATGTCGGAAGTAATCCGTTCGCTGTCTACTCAGAATCGTTTTGAAGCGGATAACCTTTTTCAAAAGTATAAACAGACTCTTATCAATCCAGATAAACCCGAACTGGGTACCTGGGGCAGTCGTTTTGATATGACTGATTTGAGTACGTTTCTTCAACAAACTGCTAAAACTCAGCAAAACGAAGCGGACGAAGAAATTAAGCAAGAGGCTGATGGTCTTTTACAAGTCTTCTTTGCAAGTCCAAACAAGGGCTCGTACGATGATGTACTTAAAAGATTAGGTCAGCTTCCTCAAACAGAAGACGTTCGTGATGCTATTACAAAGCTTACCCAAAATGGTCCTAATTATAGTCCACAGAGGGAAGAGTTTTTGATTAACAATGCTCGGAACAAAACAGATCTGGATGTGTTGCGGGCTGCTGGAGCCATTTCCACGGAAGGTTACAATCGTGGGACATTGCGGTTTAATGAAGAAAAGCAGTATGATAGTTTTCTTCCAGAAAGAGGCGTTATTAAACAGGCTATTAGAGCAGTCCTAACTAGGCGTACCGGTGGTGCTGCTACAGGTGTTGCGCCTGAAGATTTTAATAACCGTACTGCGCTACTGGCTGATGATCTTAGTGGGCGAGCAATTGCCTATCTTACTGGTGGATTACGATCTGGTAAAATTAAAGCAACACCCGAAGATGTTAACAAGGAACTTGATAAATTTCTTGAGAACAGTGTTGATGCTTATTACGCCAAAGATAAAAATAATAACTTTATCTATTTAAGCACACCAAAAGACGCTCGGTTTTCTAAATACGTTTTAAGTACTACTCAAACGGCAGACGGAAGAACAGGTCAACAAATCCTCAATGCTAATCTTGCTAATCTTCCCGCAAATCTTTCATCCATTAGTCAGCTTCGTTTGACTGCGGATCGGATTCAAGATACGGTTGATGTTTTGTCAGCTGGTGGTAATGCCCCTAGTGACATTGACTTTCTTGCCAAGCGCATGGGTGTCAGTGTTCCTGAAGTCCTCAGACGGCAGGCGGCATACTATCCTGAATTAAAGATAGATATGACTGCCATTAATAATGGAAACAAAGTTTATTCAGAAAACAGAACAGTTAATCCTGTTATTGCTGAGAAGCTGCGCGATCCACGGCTAACTGATCAACAGCGAGCCCAGTTTAATGCCGACCTGCGTCGTCAGCGGGAACAGCAACAAATAAGAACACAGCCTGCCCAAGAATTAACCATCTTTGGAAAGCAGTTAAGTTCTGTTAATTACGAAAGTCCCAGTGGTCAGCCTGGGGTTGATCTTTTCTTCGAAAATAAACAATTCCCCGTTGTCCTTCCTGGTACTGTTAAAGACATTAATTACGAACGAGGATATGGGAACTATGTGGTTATTGAATCCATTGACCCAGAAACTGGTGAAAAGGTTGATGTTCTTTATGCTCACCTGGCCTCTCGTACCCCATTGAAGAAGGGTGAAACAGTGAACGCTGGTCAGCTAGTTGGTAGGCAAGGTGGTACTGGTAATGTCCGATCTGCGGACGGAACTATTGCTAGTATTGATTTCTTTGCTCCGGCACCTGCTGGCAGTAAAAGCATGGCCCCCTATCGTAATTATGATAGGTTACGGCGCCGTGTTGTTCAATCTCTTGGTTATCGTTAAGGCCTCTTTTCTGCGGAACTGAGGTCTTCTTTTTTTTCTTTTTTCTCTCTGCGGAGACCTTTAACACATGGCAGATCCTAGCGCCTATCAGCCCATTGATCTTGATGCCTTCCATCAAAACATAAAGCAACAAGGACAAGACGCTCAACGCATTCAAAATGAGCAACTCAGGGCACGCCAACTAGAAGCTCAAAAGAAAAAAGCGGAAGCGGCAAAAGCAAAGCAACAAAAGGAACAACGGTTTCAACAAAGCCTTACAAGTCTTATTCCTCAACAACAACCTGGTACGCCTCTTGAGGGTGTAGCAAAATGGATGGAGGAAAATGTTGCAATTCCTGCGGCTGATTTGGTTGACAATCTTTTCCAGGGTAACCAACGCACTCCAGAACAGATTGCACAAGAACGTCAACAAGCGCGTACTGGCTTCCAGCAGCGTCTGCAAGAGGGTTCAAAACAGCTTGAGGAACAAACCCAAGCATTTGCCCCTACGGCTGCCATTACGGAGGTTTCGCGGGTGGTAGCTGGTGCAGCCCTTAAGCCCGTTGAAGGTGCGCTTGATATGGGTTATCAGGCCTATCTCAACGCAACCGTTAACAGGGGTAAGCAACCGGATGATGAAACGTACAAACGTGCATATACCGAACTTGTAAAAGCACCTAAAACTGAAATTGGTCAGGGCGCAGAACGTTTGCTTGCCATGTTTATGGCCATTCGTAGCCTGCGTAACATTCCAGGTGCAAAGCTTGGAACTAAACCCATTCCCAAAGATGTTAAAGGGTTTGCACGTCTTGGAGCCCGAGGTAAAAAGGCTGCCCTTGAAGGTCTTGTACCTGGTATCATTGCAGATATTCTGCTTACTGATGCCAAAGAAGGCAACCTAAGCGAAGTAGTCAAGGACATTGTTCCTGAAGCTTGGCGAGACTCGTTTGTATTTGGATTGGCCACCGACAAGTACGAAGGCGATCCGTTTATGAACAGGATTAAATCCGGCTTGGGTGAAGGTCCGGTATTTAATACTGCCTTTAACGTGGCTGCTCCAGCTATTGGTATCTTCTATCGTACCTTTAGGAGTCTTACCAAAAAGGGTGTTGATCCAGAAACCGCTCTGCGTCAAAGCGCAGAAGAAGCTTCACAAGCCGCTGACGAAACTTTTAAATCAAGTTCCAAAGCAGCAGCTTCTGAAATGGATGAGGCTGTTCAGGTTAAATATGAGCAGCTGAATTTACTTGATGAGGACGAAGCTCGCATTACTCAAGAGCTTGCTAACGAAGCAGATCCTGATAATATCAGGCAACTAGAGCTTGAACTGGATGACATCAATACAAAGCGTCAAGACCTTTCTAATGACCTAGACCGCGACCTTGATCCTACAACCAAGCGGTACCCTCACGAAGATAATAGATCGACAGACACTACGGACATCAATCGTGTGGCTGCAACTCAAATGAATCTTGAGGAGGGTTTCCCCGGTATCGGTAAAGTTAGCGTACATGGTCATGCTGGTAAAGTTCTTACTGAAGCAGCAGCAGAAAGTATTAGCCTAGGAAAAGGAACTCCTGGTCGTAAAATCTTGGACAAGTTTTCCAAGATGGTAGATGTCGAACAGATTGCCAAGGACAGTAAATTCACTGTTGGTGAAGTCATGGCCAATACTACCCGCATGGTCGATGATTTCTTGGATGGCATTAAAAAGTTTGACGACTTTTACGATGGCGACCAAGGCAATCTGATTAAACGCTTGATGGGAGAAATCGGTGATGTTGCACAGCTTCCCAAAAGTCAACGCACCGTAGTTTCGGCTGAAACTTTGATTGCCACCAAAGCCATTGTGGCTGACATGGCCAATCAAATCTATGATCTTTCGTTAAAGGCAACTGAAAACGATTTGGCTCAATTTGCTGGATTCCGCGAATATGAGCGCATGATTGATAGGTTTGTTGGCCTTCTTGAGTTTTACAAAACCGGTACGCAGTTTGCTGGTGGAACGCTTAATGCTCTTAAGCTAAGTGTTATTGACAATCTAAGCGCACGCGAAGCTGCTCAGCTGTTGTCTAAATACGAAGTTGATGAGGATGCAGCAATGACCATTTTCCGTCTGCGTAAGACAGCCAAAGAAGCCAAGGATGCTTACCGTCGCGGTGATGCTGAGGGCGTTGAAAAGATGCGTCAGTTGGCCCGTGGTATGATCCTTGCCGGTGGTGATCCAGCTAAGACCCTTAATTTTGCCAGGACCGCAATGGATCTTGGTCTTAAAGTTCAAACAAGGAATTTCTATAATTCAATCTTGTCTGGCGTTAAGACTATGTTCCGCAACGGTGGTACATTCTATCGCCTTATTGAAGCCCCTACAAGTATTGCACTTAAAGGGTTTGCTACTGGCGATCAAGCATACTTGAAGGCCGCTGCAGCTGGTTATAGCACAATTATCAAGGGCATTGGAGAGGCCAGCATGGTTGCCGGTCGTACTTGGAAAAGCCGTATTCCAATGCAAGCAACTCCTAAGCAAATGATTTATCGCACTGAATCATTGGCCCTGTTGGAGAGCCTTGAAAAGACTGCAGAAACCAAGTATGAGCAAACTGCGGTAGCACTCCTTAAGGGACACTATCGCTTTGCTGAAGCAATGGCCATTCCTGAGCGAATTATGATGACCATGGATGATTACTTTAAAACCATCCTGGCTCGTCAACGCATCAATGAAATGGCTGCCTTTGAGGCCTTTAATGAGGATCCAAACAACTGGGAAAAGGTGGTTGCTACTAAGCTGCAAAAGTTCAGCAATGCTATTGATCCAAACACTGGAACAATTACAAGTGCTGGTCTTGCAGAGTACGCAGACATTGGTACATTCCAAAGTGATCCAGGTGGTTTGGCAAACATTGTTAGCATGATGGCCGAAAAGCTTCCCATTGTTGGTAAAGCTATTGTTCCGTTTGTTCGCACTCCTGCTAACATTCTTACCTATCAAATTGAACACTTGCCTGGATTGGCGTTGGTATCTAAAAATTATCAACGAGCATTACAATCAGGAGATCCTCTTTTGATTGCAGAGCACGAAGGCAGGCAGGCTGTCGGTATGTTTGCAATGATTACTGCCGGTGCTATGGCATCGCAAGGCATGATTACTGGCAACATGCCCAACCCAAAAGTAGAACCTGAAGAATTTAAACGGTGGCAAGAACTAAGTATCAAGCCACGTTCGTTTAATTTTAATGGTACTTATGTGTCCTACAACATGGTTGAACCTCTGTCTAACCTTGTTGCTATGGCCGCAGATCTAACCAGGGTTGGCCAAATGTATGGACTGTCTGAGGGGTGGATGGATCGCATGGGCGCAGTAGCCATGATGACTCTTCATGGAACGTTTGTTGATAAAAGTTATTTTGCTGGAATTGCTGCTATTGGTGAGCTATCTCAACTTGAAAGTTGGAGCGATAAAAGTACCAGAGCAGTTACCAGTTTTACCAACAATCAGTTTCCTATTGGAGGATTCCGCCGTATGGTTGGTAACATGGCTGATCAATATCAAAGGGAGTATTCCAATGAATTTGATCGGTCTCTTCAGGCCGCCATTCCCTTTTATAGAAACTTCCGTCCAGCAAAAATCAGTGTATTTACTGGCAAACCGATGAAAAATCCGAACGGTGGTGCTGGATTTATGGGTCCATATAATGCCATGGTTCCATTTGAAATTGGTGTTGGCAGTGAAGATCCAGTGGTTGACATGATGCAATCCATTGGATACAAGTGGAAGGACGATCTTGAAAGAGATCCCACTGGGCTTCCTTATTCTGCTGAGGACAAGGAGTTTATTCGTAAAACTATGTTCGAACAGGGCATACGAAATCAACTCCAAGCAGAAATGAATAAACCGTATTTCAAGGAAGATTTAAAAGAATGGAAAAATCGTACCTTAGGACCTAACCGGAAATATCATAAGTCCGAATCTCCTATTGTTTACGATAACGTTCAAAGAATCTGGAACAATAACCTTGAATTTGCACGCCAACAATTGCGGCAAAAGAACGCTGAGTTGGGTGAAAATGTGCAAAACCTTATGAAAGAAAAATATCAGCTCCGTCAAGGCAACTACCAACTTGACAAGCCTAAAGATTATACAGACCGCTCCACCACCATTCAAACCGAACAAGGTATTAAAAACCTTATTGGATACTAAAGGTCTCTTTAAATGGCAATTACTGAAAATACTTATACGGGTAATGGATCTACGGTTCTTTACTCGTTTGCCTTCCCATATTTAGATACGGCTGACGTTAAGGTTTCCCTTAATGGCACCGTTACAACTGCATACACCTTTGCCAACGCTACCAC